ATGTACTAAAGCAACAGTAAATAAAGCAGAAAAAAATTATAAAAAACTTAAAAATTTTGCTAAAAAAATTCAAAATGCTTTAGAAAAATCTCAAAAAGCACTTGAAAAAATACAGGCATTAATAGAATCAGTATTAGCTATATTATTAAAAATAGCAGCACTAATTGCAACTGTAGCTGTCATAATTAATATCTTAAAAAAAGTAGTAATGGTTGCTAAAATATTAATAAAAGGAGTAGGAATGATCCCTCCACCAGCTACAGCCCCTTCAGGACCTATCATATTAGCAGATAAAGCATCAACATTAGCCGAAGGTAAAATTTCAATATTAAAAATCCTATCTAAGTCTTTTATGAAGGCTTTAGATTTTCCACGAAATAAAGCAAATAAATTATTAGTTATAGTTCTTAAAGGAATAGCAGCAATAGTAGCATTATTAAATTTAGTAAAAATGTTAATTCAAATGCTTGAAATGTTATTTTTATTACTTCTAAATAAATGCTCAGTTTCAAACCCAGGTGGAGACGGATCACAAACACAAAATATAGTAAATGGACAAACACCTGAAGAATTTTTAAGTGGTATGCAGTACCCTGGATATGATAGTAATGGTAATAATAACAATACATTATCCAACAACCCCTTTACAGATTTAGAGGCAAAAGATCCATTTGATTATTCAGACCCCCTAGCAGAAGTTTACGATTCTATATTAACAAACTTACAACTAACAGGAAACCAAGAAATTATAGAAAAAATATTTAATGCCAAATTTGAAATGGTAGGATATAGACGCTATAAAGTTTAAAAAACTTATATTTATTAACAAAGACAAACAAACATGAAAGCAAAAACTTTTGAAAATCTAATTAGAAAGGTAGTTAGAGAAGAAATTGATTATTCGTTACGTAGAGAAATTAAATCACTTAAAGAAGATTTACGTGATGAATTAAAACCAACAATAGTAGAACACACTGAAAGAATAAACGAAGTACCAGTAGCTACAAAACATTCCTTAAGAGAAAAGATAATGGGTAATACTCCCTTAAATAACAGAACACAACCCACTAAACAACAATATAAACCCCAAAATTATACATCTAACAGTGCATTAAATGATCTATTAAATGAAACAGCAGCAGGAAACACAAACACACAAACAGCTCAAGCACCTGTAAGTTTATCACAACCATTTGCAGGTGGTGGATCTCTACCTACGGATACAATAGGTATGCCACCAGAAGTAGCAAATGCAGTAACAAGAGATTATAGTGGTTTAATGAAAGCAATAGCTAAGAAAAAAGAAAATTAATAAATGGCACAAGAGGTAGGACAACAAATAAATATTAATCCGCTAGATTTAAATAATAATGTAGCGATAGGAGTTGTCTTTCCTTTTAACGGAAATGCCGTTTTTAATTCTTCATATACTACTCAAGACCAAGCAAAAAGTAACCTAATAAATATACTATTAACAGAACCGGGAGAAAGAATAATGGAACCTAATTTTGGAGTAGGATTAAAAAAACTTTTGTTTGAAAACCAAATTAAAGAAGATGAAGTAGAAGGTAGAATAAAAGATCAATGTGCATTTTATGTTCCTGAAGTAGACATAACAAATTTAATAATACAATTAATTCCTGATAGTAATACATTATATATAAGATTAACTTATAAATTTGTAATAAATAATGAGGAAGATTCAATACAACTTAACTTTCAATAATGGCTTATACTAAATTATCAAATAAATCGCAAGATAAAGATGTAAGGTATTTAAATAAAGATTTTAATACTTTCAAGCAACAATTAGTAGAATTTACTAAAGTATATTATCCTAGTACTTATAACGATTTTAGTGAAGGTTCCCCAGGTATGATGTTTTTAGAAATGGCAGCTTATGTGGGTGATGTTTTATCATTTTACACTGATACTCAATTACAAGAAACATTTTTAGCTTTAGCACAAGAAAAAGAAAATCTATACCATTTAGCTTACGCAATGGGGTATAGACCTAAAGTAACAACTACATCAACAACTAATTTAGATGTATTTCAATTATTACCTGCTAAAATAGTTGGTAATATTTATAAACCTGATTTTAATTATACTTTAAAAGTCAACCCAGGATCATTATTCGCATCTACAGAAGGTCCTATATTTAGATTAGAAGATAGAGTAGATTTTGAAGTATCTTCTTCTTTTAACCCTACAGAAACAAACGTTTATCAATTAGATAGTAATAACAACCCACAATACTATTTATTAAAAAAGAAAGCCAAAGCAATACAAGCAGATTTTAGATCACAAACATTTCCTGTAGGTATATCTCAAAAATTCTTAAATCTAAATGTAATAGATAATAATATTATAGGAATAGAATCAGTAACAGACTCAGATGGTAATAAATGGACAGAAGTTCCTTATATGGCTCAAGATACATTATTTGAAGATATAGAAAATATAGGGGCAAATGATCCAGATTTACATCAATATAATAACCAAACCCCTTATCTTTTAAAACTTAAAAAAGTATCTAAAAGATTTATATCCCGATTTTTAGCAGATGGAACCTTACAACTATCTTTTGGAGCAGGAGTATCTGATAAAGACGATGAACAAATAATCCCTAACCCTGATAATATAGGATTAGGACTTAAAGATGGTTCAAGTAAAATAAACATAGCTTTTGACCCATCAAATTTTCTATATACAGAAACATATGGAGAAGCTCCTTCAAATACAACTCTAACAGTTAATTATTTAATAGGTGGGGGAATAAGTGCAAATGTAAGTGCAAATACAATTACTAAAAATGAATTATTGAATATAACTCAAAAGCCTAATTTAGTAATAGGAACAGCTAATTTTATAGGAGAATCAATAGTAACTACTAACCCAGAAGCAGCAACAGGAGGAGGAGGAGGAGATACCATAGAGGGAATAAGAATGAATACAATGGCAGCTTTTTCATCTCAACAAAGAGCAGTAACTAAAGATGATTACATTGTAAGAACTTATTCTATGCCTGCTAAATTTGGTAGAGTAGCTAAAGCTTATATAACACAAGATGATCAAATAACACCATTAACTACAGAACCAAACCGTATACCTAACCCCTTAGCTTTAAATTTATATATTTTAGGATATAATAATAATAAACAATTAACTAATTTAAATAGTGCTACAAAAAATAATTTAGCAACTTATTTAGAACAACACAGAATGCTAACAGATGCAGTAAATATTAAAAACGCATTTCCTATTAATGTTGGGTTAGATTTTGAAATAGTAACTTTTAAATCATATAATAACCAACAAGTACTATTAGATTGTATAACAGAATTAAAAGATTATTTTAATGTAGATAAATGGCAAATTAACCAACCTATTATAATTAGTGAAGCAATGAATTTAATAAGTAACGTACAAGGAGTAATCTCAGTACAAAAATTTGACATTATTAATTTAGCAGGTGAAGACAAAGGATATTCACAGTACAAATATGATATGGAAGGAGCTACAAGAAGCGGTGTAATATACCCTTCATTAGACCCTAGTATATTTGAAGTAAAATATCCAGATTTAGATATTAAAGGACGTGTAACAACATACTAATATGGCATATTATTCAATTTTTCCAGAAAAAGACACAACAATATATAGTCACCCTGACAGAATAAAAATAAATACAGGACATGACGAGATTCTTGAAATTGTAAAAGAAAGAGGAACTTCTGACCAACGATATTATCCCTCAAGAATTCTTATTCAATTTAATAATGAAGAAATAAAAGATGTAATTAAAAACAAAATAGGATCTTCCCTATTTTCTTCTTCTATAGAACTATATTCAGCTGAACATAAAAACTTAACAACAACCTTAAATGTAGAAGCTTACGCAGTGTCTAGATCATGGAATGAGGGTTCAGGAAGATTTACAGACGTACCTATTACATCAAACGGAACATCTTGGACTTATAGAAACAACGATATTGAAAAAACACAATGGACTACAGGTTCTGTAATAACAACAGGATTAACTTTTGGTTCTTCTTCTATTAATATAAATGAATTACCATCAGGTTCTTCTATGGAATTAACTATTAATGGGATAGATTTTGTACCAGTTATATCATCATCTTTATTTGATAATAGTTCCCAAGAAAATTACGTCCAAATAAGTAGTTCTATAGAGCAGTTTGGATTAAATTTACAAACAGCTATTAATGCTTCCTCATCATTAACATCAATTACAGCTTCATTTACAGGGTCAACTAATATTTTAACACTATCAGGATCTTCTTTAGGAACTAATGTAACTATAATAACAAGCTCTATAGGGGGAAATAATCAAACAACATTTACATCTTCAATAGGCAATTTTTCAGTACAAGGAGCAACAAGTACTACAATAAGTCCTTTTACAGCAGGAACTTCAGGGTCTTTAATAGCTAGTGGAATTACAGAAGGAGGAGGAGAATGGTATACAGGTAGTGGTTTTTATTCAACACAACAATTTTTAAATGGAGATAATTTAGATGTAAATTTAGATGTAACTTCAATAGTATTAAAACATTCAGCAAGTTTATTTGGTGGTCAAATATACCCAACAGGAATATTTAATAATGGATTTATTATAAAACAACCAGAAATAGTAGAAGAAAACACATCAAGTAGTTTTGGTGAAATGTCTTATTTTTCTACTGACACACATACAATTTATCCTCCTAAATTAACATTTAAATGGGACGATTCATCTTATTCTCATAGTGGTACTACTTTAACTAGTGGAGATATATTTTTAACATTATACAATAATAAAGAAGAATACCAAAGAAAATCAAAACAACGTTTTAGATTAACCACAAGAAAAAGATACCCAGACAGAACATTTACAACTAGTTCAAATTATATAGATACCCAATATTTACCTATTACTAGTTATTATAGTTTAAGAGATGGAGAAACAGATGAAATAATAATTCCTTTTGACACTTCAAATACTAAACTAAGTGCAGACAGTGAGGGTATGTACTTTGATTTACATATGGATGGATTACAACCAGAACGTTATTATAAATTTCAATTTAGAACAGACAACAATGATGGTATTCAGATATTTGATGAAGATTATATTTTTAAAGTAGTAAGATAATGGCTGATATTTATAAAAACCAAATAAGAATTCCTGAAAATTTACCTGAAATCTTAACTCCCCCTAACAATAATCAAGCTGTTATTATTGAAAAAGATGTGTATGGGGCTCAAGGAGTTAGAGATAATTTAGATACTGATTTTTCAGAATTAAATAAACCAACAAAGAAAAATTTAGATGGTTTTTTTAAGGACTATGAAGAAATGTTTTATGATATACCTGAAGAAGGAAAAGAAAAATCACACAGATATATATTAGATACAAGTGGTGAATATCTAAATATGTTTGAAGAAAGAGACGCCAAAATAGAATCGTTAGAAAACCAAATTACAGACTTAGAAGAAGAAATAGAAGAATTAAGAAATCCTGAAGAACACCCATTCTACCCTAACGGGACTGTATTGTCTAAAAATAAAGGAGGAAGTTATTTCTTTATGGAACGAGGTAGAAAACGACAAATAGTAGGGGGAAGACCAGGTTCAGTGTGGAAAACATTAAAAGTTGCTTTAGGTTTTAAAGAAGATGATGATGATTACCAAATGGGTATAGTAAAACCTACTCCCTCAGATGTAATAGCTCAAATAAAATCAGGTCCCTCTTTGGATATAGAAGATATAGGAGGAGGACTACAAGCTTCACCTAAAGCAATAGCAGTAAAATTAGACCCAACAGATTATAAAGCAAACCCAGACAGATATGATAATTTAGCAGATTATTCTATAGCTTTAGAAAAAGAAATTATTGAAGCTTGGGATTTAGAAAGAAACATGGAAAATCTTTATTACAAATACCAAAATGATTCAGTAAATGCTTATACAAAGATAGAAAGAGATGAAGCAAAAATAGAAAAACAAGTAGCAGCTGTAGAATTAGATAAAGCTAGAAGAAAATTAGCAGCATATAAAATGATTTACCAAAACATAAAAAGTGGTCTAGATGTTGACATTGAAGGAATAACAGAAATGTATGAAACCTTAACTAAAGACAATTTTGAAGCTGTAACTGATAATGCTATAAATCAGTTTAGAGGTTGGGAAAAAGGAAAAGGTAGTTTAGAAGATGTTGTAAAAAATTTCTATAGTGAGGGAGAAAGAGGAACACAATATACATAATTAAATGAAATCATTTAAAAGAAAAATAGCAAAAAAAAGAACAAAAAGGATAAAGGCCCAATCACCACCTATTAAAGATATTAATAATATAATAGACAAAATAGATGGTGGGGATATTTATATGCCTAAGGGTAATGATAAAATTCAATTTGCTAAAGAAATAGCTAATAAAAATGCTAAATTTCAAAATCAATCAAAAGTACAATCCTCTGTACCAACTAGAGGAGATTATGACACGTTAGAACGAATAGAAACTTCACAAATACCAAATGCTACTTCTAGAATGTTATCTAGAAAATTTGGTGCACCTGAAGATTATATAGAACTACATGTATACAACTTAAATGGTCAACTACTCCAGTCTATAAACGAATTTAATGATTATGATATACCATCAGTAAACAACACAGATGGTAAAATAAATAATTTTATAGTTAATCCTGTAGATGTTCTTACTAACTTAAATTACTCAGCAGGACAGTATAGATTAATTTTAAATATTCAAAAGAAACAAATTCTTAATAGTCTTAGAAGAATTTTTACTATTAAAGAAATTTCTCCTTCAAGACAAGAATTAAGGATATCTTACAATGATAATAATGAAGTAAGAACACAATTAGGAATATTCATAAGTCGAATAGAAGAATCTCCATTTTTTAGAGATTTTGTACTTAATTTTGGTAATAATAATAATGAATTAGGAATAAATATAGCTTTAAATAATAAGCGCCCAGAAATATTAATTAAATTATTTGAACCCCTAGACCCTTCTATAAAAGTAGGAGGAAAATTTAGAATAGCGACTGAAATTACGGATCCTGTTTCTATGGATATAGATTTGGGAGAACCAGAAACAATAGACACATCTATTCAATTACAAGGTCCTAATTATAATGTTGATACTAGACTGTTAAACAGTATTCCTTCACAATATAAAACATTTGATACATCTTTAGAGTATTCTCTTACCTCATCTTATCAACATCTTTTAAACCAATTAGAAAATAGTGAAGTACCTAATATCCAGTATGATCTTATAAGACAAATAACAGACACATCATCTTTAGATGTAGCTTACCACTTTGAAAATTTCGTACATTTTGGTAATGCAAGTGAACGTTTAAAGAATTTTAAATATAAATTAGAATTAGTAGAATTATATGATTCACAAATAACCAACATAAATACTATTACAGGACCTACTTCACAAAGTGCAGCTGTATTAGAAAATAAAAATATAGTACAAGATAAAAAAACAAATTTAATAAAAGGGTTAGATGGGTATGAACAATTTTTATATTTTGATTCAGGTAGTAAATTTTCTTGGCCTAAATCATCTACAACAACTCCCCACATATTATACAATACAACCTCCCCCCAAGCTAAAACTTGGTTAGGTAGCAGTAATGAAGTTTCATCCAATTATGGAGGACAATTATTATCTGCTTCTTTATTTGACAGACAAAACCCACATGGTTTAGTACATTTAGTACCTAAACATATAGCAGACAACGAAGATAATAATCAAGGATTATTATTCTCAAATATGGTAGGACATCACTTTGACCAAATATGGACTCATATCTACCACATAACACAACAAAAAAATACACACCACACTGATGGAGTATCTAAAAATATGGTGTATTTAGCTTTAAAAAGCTTAGGTGTAGAAACATTTGACCAATTTGAAAATGCTAATTTAATAGAATATATTTTAGGAGAAGGAAGCCAAGGAAATGCTTTTTATGATACACCTGTATCTCAATCACTAATTACATCTTCAAACGCAGGTTCATTACCTAAAGAAGATATTACTAAAGATGTTTGGAAACGGTTATATCATAATGCCCCTTATCTTTTAAAAACTAAAGGAACAGAAAGAGGAATACATGCATTAATGAATTGTTATGGTTTACCATCAACTATTTTAAATATAAAAGAATATGGTGGTTCTGTAAAAGATAAATCAGGGTATAAAACTTTCAGTTACGATAAATATGCCAACGCATTAACAGGAGATTCGGGTACAACAACAGGACATTTTATAAAAACACCTTGGTCAGTTAGTAACGCAACCTCCTCTGCTAAAACAGTAGAATTTAGAATAAAACCTTATAGATCAACTGAACAATACCATTTATTTAGTTTATCAGGAAGTAATGCAGCTAAAGATCTTAATTTAGTACTAACCCCTTATACGGGAAGTAATATATCTTCATCTAATGATTCGACCCAATATGGTAAAATAGATTTATATATAAATAACACAGTAGTAGTTTCAACATCTAACTTTCCTGTTTATAATGGGGGATTTTGGAATATTCATTTAGGTACTTTAGGTACTTCAGCTAGTTCAGCAGACATTCAGTTTGGTGCTTATCAAACAAATTTCCTAAAAAACACAACTAAACACACAGCAACAATTACCCAAACAGAAGCAGACAGGGCTTTAACATTTGGAGATCCATTTAGTGGGGGTGGTAGTGGAGGAGCATCACATGCTTTCTTAGGAGGAATTCCTTCAAACCCAGCAGCAGCTTATAATTTAATAGATACTTTAAGATATTCAGGTTCGCTTCAAGAAGCAAGATATCATTTTGGTGAATTATTACCAGATAAAATATTAACACAACATGCATTAGAACCTTTTATGTATGCAGGTAATACTTTGTCTTCTTCTTTTGATAACGTAATTCTTAGATTACCTTTAGGAAGTAATAATATACTACATTTAAACAGTGGAAGTTATCACCCAAACCAACATGTAACTTATTATGCAGATTCAAATATTACTTCTGGTTTTACTTCTCCCCTATTTACATCAAATGTAGAAAAACACCATTTAGTAACTCCAGATTCAGTAGGAGCTTCAATGTCAAGTGAAAAAGTAAGATTAGATGGAGGGGATATTGATGACAATATAGTATCATCAATAATAAAGTCAGAAACGTCAGCACTAGATAGACAACCTCAAGATTATGAAGATTTAGGAATATTTTTCTCCCCACAACATGAAATAAATGAAGATATAGTTTATACTTTAGGGGGTTTTAAATTAGATGATTATATAGGTTCACCCTTAAAAACAGAACAGTCAGCTTCAAGTTACCAAGACCTAAAAACAATAAGAGATGAATATTTTCAAAAATATAAAAATAATCAAAGATATAATTTTTGGGATTATACTAAATTAATTCAATATATTGATCATACTTTATTTAAAATAATAGAACAACACGTTCCTGCAAAAGCAAATTTAAAAACAGGACTATTAATTGAACCTCATTATTTAGAAAGAAATAAATTTCCAATACAAACCCCAACAACAGAGGAATTTAGAACAATGTTATTTGACTCACATCAAACATTCTTTATGGGATTATCACCATCTCCCTCTAGTTCTGGTTTTATAGGACAAACAACAGCATCAATATTAATATCTTCTACAGGAGGAGTAATACTAGATGAACCTCAACATGGGGCCCAAGCACCTATAAATCCTGTCCAAACAACAGGAATACCTTTTGGTTATAAACCTTACCAATCAAGTGTTTTATTAGGAAATGCACTAAGAGGAAAACCTTCTACTATTTATTTCCGAAGTTTACAATTAGGTAAAGAAACAGATTATTAATTATGTCAAATAGCCCAAATAATTACGCTCCAGTAACAGTAAGAAGTTTAGTAGCACACCAACCTGGTCAAAAGAATGGAGAAAAAATCAAATCAGGAAGAGACTATTCTGTTGAATTTGATGATGCTTTATTAAGTTTAGGAGGATGGAAAAATCCACGTTTAGATGGGTGTGAGATTACAAGTTTATTTGCAAATAAATTTACTAAAAAAGGAACAAAAAGACAATTAGGAGGATTAAAAAGACCTAATATCCAACACTTAACTAACTTAACACTAGATTGGGAGGGAGACAGTGGAAATTTAGACAGAAACCCAGCAGTTGAAACTTACACTAACACTGTATTTTTTGGAAACACATTATCGGGTTACCAAGAAGATCCAAGATTCCCTAATGTAGGAGAAGATTTTTCTTACATTTTTATAAATAAAGCTTACACCTTTGATCCAGACAATGATGAGTTTTTTATAACTGAATTATTAGGGTCTAACGATAAGGTATTTGAAAGAGTAGTAAAACAAGACCTACAATATTCTTCAAAATTTTCACTTAAATTATTAGATGAAGGAACAGAACACGATTTAAGTCCAGAATATAACGTTCATTGGAACGCAGGTATGTTTTCCCTAATGGGGACCTATGAAGAATGTGCAGAATTTCCTTTTACTCAAGAACTACAAGTAACAACACAATATGTAGCACATGATTCACTTACTACCTATTATGGATTACCTTATAATCCTTACACATCTGACAATTATCAACAAAATAATGTCCCTTTTCTTTTTAACTCAAACGGAAGAACAATAATAACAGGATCTTTTACAATTGAAAGCAACGTAGATACTTGGTGGTGGAGAAGACCAAAAACAAGTTCTTATTTCGATTCAAATGGATCTACATTAACTGCTTATAATTCAGCATCAGGAATAATAAGTTTTCCTAACGCAGGCCCTCATTTACACACAGTAGGAGATTGGTCTACTAGTGTGTTTGGTTTCTTTCATAGATTAATGGTAGGTGATTTTACATTTGAGGATAATAAAGAAACTAGAATATATGGACCTGCTCCAGCTAAAAAAGATCTACACATACTAACTTTTAATGATGCTAAAGGATGTGTAAAAGACATACAAACAGAATTAAGATATGGAAAAAATACAACCCAAGCTTTAAGACATTTTGGTAGTATATCTTTATCTAATGGTAAATTAATACCAATACCAGGAACCCATTTAGGTACAGCATCCTTAAATTCTAATGGATTTTCAATTAACACAAAAATGTGTGGTCCTGCTTTTGAAGAACACACAGTTCAATCATCATATGATAGTGCTATAGGATACCAACATTATAATTGGTTTGTGGGAGGAAATGCATCAGGATCAGAGCAAGCTTCAAGCAGATATGTTCCACCATTATATACATCCGGTAAAGTAACAGGAAGTGGTAATTTTTCAGGAACACCACAATTAAAGAAATTTCAAGTTTCTAAATTAGTAAAAAGACCTAATGTAATTATGGCAGACATTAATAAAATTAATGAATTATTTGATGGTATAGGGGGAAAAGGATTTTTATGTATACCTGAAAATTTAAACCCAAAAATAAAAAATAATTTAGATTACTTTTTAAAGAAAGCAGAACTAATAGACAAAGGACCTAACAGAAAGAACTTAGCAGCTAAATCACCAAGAATATTAAGAGAACCACCTGAAATAAAAGGTAGTCATTTAAATCCAAAAAATTAATATTTTTGAAAACAATTTATATTTATAACAAACAACAAAAACAATGGGATATTTAGACAACACAGTTATTACAGTAGACGCAATTTTAACTAAAGCAGGAAGACAAGCATTAGCAAGAAATGACGGCTCTTTTAGAGTTACTCAATTTGCACTAGCAGATGATGAAGTAGATTATACTTTATATAATGAAAACCACCCTAATGGTTCTCAATATTCAGGAGAGGCAATTGAAAATATGCCTGTCTTAGAAGCATTTCCAGATGAAACTAACATTATGCTTCATAAATTAGTTACATTACCAAGAGGAACTTCTAAAATGCCTGTAGTAACTGCTAACTTATCAGCAGTACAATTATCATTAGGAGCTACAACATCAATAAATCCAACAACTTTAAATTTCCAAGGTTTATCAAATTTAAAAGAACCAGGAGGATATTATTTCACAGTAGCAGACAGAAGGTTATTTACTCAAGCAGTAGGAGTAGGAGCAAGAGGAAAATCAAGAAGAGCAAAACCATTTACACAATCTGCTCTTAGTGAAACAATAAAAGGACATTCATTGTCTCTAACAGCAATTAACAGTACATCACTATTTGGAAACAACAGTGTTTTATTGACAACTATTACAATTGAAGGTGTTGATTCAGGAGGTAGAGTAACAATTCCAGTTAAAATCTCTAAACAAGTAATAGCAACAAAATCAACAGGAACAACTGGTATACAAATTAGATAAAAAATAAAATAAATGGCAACAATTAATAGATACGGAGAAGGTGATATAGTAATGAGTACAGACAAAGTAGTTACATCTACTTGGAGTGATAATACTAATAACTTACAAACATTCCACACTTCTGCTATACAATCAACAACAACAGACGCTAATTCACAAGGTAATTTCTTTATAAACGCTTTTCATGAAGCTACAAGTTCTGTAAACGCTGAAGTTCAATTTTCTGTAAGTTATGGACACAAACAGGGTTCAGGATCTAAAGATTTTACAAGTGATACAGGTTCATTTGGTTTTAGTGCTACAAAAGTAATATACAACCAATATCGTCAATTAGTATATGGTGATGAAACACAAAATTTTACATTTAGTACTCACACTCCAGAAGACATATATGTTGTTAATGTAAATAGAGCAAGATATAGACATAATTTAAAACCTGGATCTTTAAACCTAAAACTAACAAAGGGGGGTATTACAAGACTATTTACTGATGATTCAGTTACCTCAACAGGTTCAGCTGTTGTTACTAATATAGGAAGACAATTTAATTTAGTTTCAGGATCAAGCGGAGTAATGTTAGGTGCTAACATAAACCAAATAGGAACCACTTCATCCTATGGTTTATTTTATCCCGATGCAGGATTAATTATTTTTAACGCAGATGCATTATTACATGATAATTTAATTACATCTTCAAAAGTAGCTAATACTAATGGTGCTAATGCTGAAAAACTACTAACTGTAATGGAATCGGGAGATCAATTTATAGTAGACAGTGAGGAAAGAATAACATCTCAGTATTATTTTACAAGAGTTAAAAACTTTGAATTTAATTATTCTTCAAATCCTTCATTTATAGATGATCAAGGTAGTTTAAACTTTACATCTATGATTGACATGCCTAAAGTATACATTTCAACAGTAGGATTATATAACGATGAGGGTGACTTGTTAGCAGTAGCAAAAATAAGTCAACCAATAGCAAAAGACTTTACAAAAGAAGCTTTAATTAGAGTAAAATTAGATTATTAATAATGTTGTTTGAATGCAATCAATTTATAAAAAATTTACAGCACAAGATATAGGACAAGTTCCTTTCAACGCTAATAAACAGTATAATATACATTCTTCCTCTTTTGGGGACCAAAGTATAACTAATTGGTCATCTTCAGAGAATTATACCTGGTCATCTGCCTCTATAGAATCTTTTAGTTCAGGAGCTAAAGACGGAATATATCCTTCTTTAGACACTGAATATTCCTTAAAATATTTTCAACTAGAACATCTTTTTTATAAAGACTTTAAATTAAGCCTTAACGAAAAATTAGGACATGTTCATTATTTAAAACATAAAAGAGAATTACATAATCAGGTTAGATCTATATCCATTCCTAATGGGTTATGTGGTAGTAGAATAAAACCATTAACTTTTGAAATAAAAGGAAACACAGATATAATAGATGACTCTTATGGTAATCTTTATGCCTCTTCATCCATATTATCTGATTATAACACAGATGTTAGAGCTAATATTTTAAAAATAGGTCCCGAAAAGGGCTTTAAAAATTATGATTTAAATACTATAAATGATGAGTTTGAAGCAGATTTATTTTATAGAAGAGGAAAAGAAAGACTACATAAAATTTCATCATATTCTAAAAATAATGTAATAGATGATAGTTATTTTTTCAACCTACTAAATTATAAAAATGTTACCTTTTCTTCTAAAACATTAAGAGGTGGAGAATTTTCAGGTATTAACTTTAATGGAACTAATTCAGGAATATACATAGAAAATGATGAAAAATTTCATTTTAATCCAGGTGATAATTTTACTATATCCTTATGGGCAGATGTAAAAGAACCAACAGTAGGACAATTATCTTTTCAAATGAATAATACTTCTGCTTCTAATAGTAGTAATGAAGACATAACCTTAATATCCTCAGACGGAACTACTAAAAAATATAGAAGTAGTACAGCTGCGAACGGAAATGTTATATCATCTGGAATTATTTCTTTTCAAGGAAAAATACAAAATGCTCTTACTAAAGTAAATAATTTATCATCATCTATAAAACACGCTAATGGTCATAATGGTAAATTTGACATTACTACCACAGGAAATTCAGGCGCAGCTATATTAACTTTAAAACAATTAGACACTCCCCCCACAATTGGTACTATAGGAAATACAACAGTAACAGTAACATCTCAATTTAATGTACTTACATCAGTAAATGCTCCTGCTACCTTTACTTTAGGAACAGATATAGATTCTTATTTATTATCTAAATCAACAACACAAACAATAATACCGGCTATAACATCTAATAGAAACGTTCCTGTAAACACTCAAACTACAGGAGCACTACAAACAAAAGATGTTCCTTCTTCCCCACAATTTCCTTTTGAAGTATATGCTTTTAATGATTATTTATATTTTAGTAGATCAGATGGAGATAGTACTAAAATAATAAGTTCATCTTTTACTGCTGGTACTCTCCAACATATAACTTGTAGAGTTTCTTCATCACAAATGGAAATATTTATAGATGGTATAGGATCAGGAACTAGTGGTTCAGAAAACTTCCAAAGAGACACACAAAATAATGCTAATTTATATATTGGTAATAAAGGAGAAACAGAAAAATATCTATCTGGATCCTTAAGCCAAATAAACATATATGATGAAGCCCTTACAGTTACTCAAATAGTAAACCATTATAGTAGTAGTAATAGTTCTCCTTATATAGGAAATATATTTTATGAGTCAGGTTTAGTTACTATAACTCATCCACATTACCATTCTAACCTTAATATTACAGATTTAAACTTTCAAGGATCTCATTTAATATACGAAAATGAATATCAGTGTACTATAGAAGAACATGAATTTAACCATACGTTAAATCCTTCAGCCCGTAAAAATAAAAACACAAACTCACAAGAATCAGCAAACTTTGCTACTGGTTCTAATTTTAAACCCTACATAACTACAGTAGGTCTTTATAATGAAGTAGGAGAATTATTAGTAGTAGGTAAATTAGGACAACCTACAAGAATATCAAATGAAACTGATACTACATTAGTAATTCGTTGGGATAAATAAATGGCTATTATTTTAGATGTAAGTACTAAAGGAAGATTTTTAAAATCCCCTATAAAGGGAACAACAAACATCCCTTACGACGAAATAGAGCACAATCTCGAAAAAATAAAAACAATGCAACCTCTAATAATATGTTGTTCCACTGGAGAATTAAGTAAATGGGCTTGTGGTTTTTTAAAAAGAAATGGAATAGAAGAAACACACAATGGGGGTAATTGGGAAACTACTTCATTTATAGTTAAAAATTCCCAAAAATAAATTTGGTTATTTAAATTATTTTTCATACATTGTTTAAATGCAATGGTACTATCAAGACAAACTCATACAAGAAATCAGTGATCTCCCAGAGAACGCATTCGGTTTCATCTATCAAACAACCCACACCCCAACGGGCAAAAGGTACATTGGTAAAAAATCTTTAATTTACAATTTAAAGAAAAAATTAGGCAAAAAAGAACTTGCAATCATAAGGTTAG